TGTAAGCAGTTAACTGATCGTCAGTGTAAAAGTTTGCATTAGCATCGTGGAGCAATCTACGAACTTGTGTAATGTAGCTCGATAAGGTTGCCATTTATGATCCATAAATCATGCTACCGCCTGAAGGACTTTTCCCCTTACCCGCTTTTCAGCAGGTAGGGGTACTCTTTCCACCAACGGGGATAACGATTGGTTCTTTTTGGGTGCTTCGGTGGAGAACTCCCACTGAGAAAGGATTTCTAAACCCTTTTCCAAGTCATTACGAGAGATCACCCATCCTAGCCTAGCCAAATACGGTTCTTTGTCATCTTCTCCGTAACCGAATACATGACGAGCTACATTGAGGGGAATCTCTACAGTTTCACCCTTTTTAAACTCATAAAACACACCACCATAACCATCGGTGAGCTTTTTATCAGAATTGTTAGTTACGAAGATAGTTGACATATTAGAAACTCACTACATCGCCATATACGGCAATGGTTGCAGTGTTAGCGACATTACCGCTACCAGTGTTCACATTGACATACAGAGCTTGGGTTGTAAAACCAGTAATAGCAGAACTGCTGTTATACGGACTTGCAATTGTAAGGTCTTGGAAAGTACCAGCGCCTGTCAAGTTGCTAAGAGTTGTATTTGCTACTACAGCGTTAGAAATGTTGCCGTCAGAGCTAGTAGTTACAGAAATAATCACATTCGAGATATTCCCAATTGGATTGTTTAAAGTAATTCTACGAACAATAACGCCACCAGAACCAACAGTTGCATTAGCATTTGTCAGACCACCGCTTAACAACGGGAGTTTGATACCAGTGACGGTAGCATTTCCCGTTGTATTAAGAGGAGTAGCTTGACTTACAGCAATACGACCATACCCGAAAGAATCAAGGTAATACTGTGATACTGAATCTGGGTTAGCCATTTATTGCTCCTTAGCTTGCGTTGAAAGTACCAGAAACAGCTTGTCCACCGTTCACAGTTGCCAATGTAATTGTGCTGTTTGTAGTTGCGTTAGCAGCCACATTCACACCATCGGAAACGAGGAATGTTGAACCAGAGTTGTTCGCTAATACAGTTGTCCAAGTTGCAGCATTGGTAGTTGTGTTATACGCAGACACAGCAGAGATGCTCACATTGGTGTTTGGAAACAGAATGTAAGAACCTGCTGGAATGACTGTACCAGGAGAGGTAACGGTCAAGGTAGTTAACTGCCAATACGCACCAGGGGTGTTCGTATTAGTACTGGTGATTAGGATTTTATTTAAACCGAGTGACATGGTATTTGCTCCTTATAAAGAAATAGAGTTATAACCCTGCACTCTGGTCATTGACTTAGGCTTGGTGCTTACTAATTCAGCAATCATCAAGACAGCGCCAACATAACCAATCTGCCAGTTAGGTAGAGTTGATTCAAATCCAGTAAATACGAATGAACCTTGATCGTGAATATACAAGCTCATGTAGTTACTGTTAATGAAGTACAAAGTACCTTCTGGGCAGTAAGGATCTGGGTAAATAGGAACACCAGCGACCATCAAAGCACGGAAAGCTGCTTGAGGACCGTTGGAATCGCCATCAAAGCCATGTCCAGGGGTAATTACATATTGCTCTTGACCAACATAGTCTTGAGCGAGGAGTGTCCAAGTACCGAATCCGCAAACACCAAAAGTAGGTACTTCAGCACCTTTCTTAACTGTTCCAGAAATGTATTGGAGTACATTTTGACGAGTTGGGTTTACTGAACCTGCATTGTAAACTTTAGACTGCCACCATGCGTAGGTAGAACGGTTGATGTTACCGTAAGTCTGTAAGTTTGTACCATCATCAATAGCACCTGGCAATCCAATGAACTGCTGAGTGTTAGTGTAGTTGTTGTACAAAGCAGTAGCCATCGCATCCATCATCACATTGGTTGCATCGTTCATACGAGCTTCAATCAAAGGAATGATTGCGTAGTCTTGTTGAACAGCACCTTCCATACCGAGGAACGGTACAGGAGCGATCATGAGCTTGAGGTTAAATTCAGCGTTAAATGCACCTTGCTGAACTGCTGGCTGGTTAAATGAACCAGAGTAGTCAGACCACTGTGCGTTAACAAACTGTGCGCCTTGTACTGGCACGGTTACTTGGGATACACCGCCTGAAGCCTGTTGACTATTTGCAATCAACGCAGCCATCAAGGGCGTACTATTGTAAAGCTGTACGACCAGCTTGGGGATAAACGCTCTACGAGTTACATAAGTAAGTTCGTTGTACTGCGATGATCCTGACGCTGGAACTATTCCGCCACCTATTGGCATAATAATTCTCCATTCAAAGTAAATATCCCCTATTTACTGCTGTTTAAATACCAATTGGTCGAGTGTTCTTGCGTAACTCGCCCAATGCTTTTGCTGCTTCATCCCTTGCGCCCATCTGTGGGTTCTTCCAATACTTAGAAAGGTCAAACTTGCTGATAGCACTTGGGTTATATCCCATTGCCGAATTGGAAGTGGGAGTTGCTGCTTGTTTCATCCAATCGAAGTACTCTGCTGCTGTATTGTGATCGGTCACACCCTTTTCGAGCATAATTTTTTCAATTTCAGCAATTTCTTCTTCAGTGCGACCTAATTTCGCTCTGCGTCTTTGGAGTTCTTCTTTGGCATCTCTTTCACGCAATTGTGATTCCAGTTTCATTACTCGTTCTTCAGCAGAAGAAATTTTCTTCTCTGTGTAGTCCTCGATCTCTAATTCTGGAATAGACAATTCAGGCTTAACCTGTTTTGTCATGCGTAAAAATTGTTTGCGTGTTTGTGGATTGTCAGCCAATTGCTTAGCCAACAAAGCCAATTCATCACGCTGTTCAAAAGATAGATCTTCTAAGCTCATAATTTATCCCCTTTCGAGATTAGATAACTTTCTTAGTGTCACCAGGATGTGACATATTCATCATATTCTTGTAGCCAGCTTTAGGAGCAGCAGACAAGCCACCAAACTCTGAATAGCGTGGAGTATTGATAACTTGACCATTTTTCTGATTGTTGTCAGTTGGTCTGCGTGGTAAAGCAGCGCCACGGGGTTTAAAGAGTTCCATAATGATTCCTTACATTTGTGGAGTTGCGGAAGGTGCGCCACCTGGTAAACCGCCACCTGTAGGTGGAGGAGGTACTGGAGTGGACATACCTGGGATTGTTGGTGCTTGTGCCATTGCTTTGCCTTCAGCCGTTGCACCACCAGCTTGGGGTAATGTTTGCAACATCTGCATAATCTCAGTAGGTTGCAATTCGTTAGTCTTGGATTTCTTAGGTCCAATAACTTTGTTGATTGTGCCGATTGCATTAAGGATTGAACGACCTTCTTCAGAATCAGATCCTACGGCTGGTAACGCTTGTTCTAGCAAGTCTTGTGCCATTGACAAGTTAATCATTGCTGCTTCACGGTTACCCATTTTTGGTTCTGGAGTACTCATTGGAGAACCCATAGGAGGAGCAGAGTTTTCAGACATCCCTTGTGGATTCTCTGGAGCTTCAGGCATACCACCTGGAGTAGCACCATCCCGTTGGGATTTAATCATTTGCATCAACTGGTCTGAAGGTACGCCCATAACTTTTCCTGTTAAGTTTTCAATAATCGTAATCTTAATACAACACTTGTCAAGTGGGGGGATATATTTTGCTTCCCTCCCCCCAGGGAGGGTATTCGGTCAGTCCGAAGTAATCAGAGGGTTTTAGCCCTCATACGATTACTTGCGTGCTTTACGACCTTTGCGTGCTTTGCGTGCCATGTGAATTTCTCCTTAATAGCAGCGGTCACCTATTTCATGGGGAAGGCAGCCACACCCCTTTTCTTCCCGTGAAGGAAAACTATTAACGCTTAGACTTGCGTGATTTTTTGTGAGCTTTACGCATTTCAAAATCTCCTAAGTTAACTATCCCCTGATTGCCCTACCGTAATTCCGAGTTTTAGGACTACGATCAAAACTCTGAACTCCTTGTACACGATACTGCAAATTCGGTCCTTTTTCACCACGCTTGAGTGATTCAGTGGTTACTCTTGGCTGATCTGCCTTTGGTTGTACATTACCTTGTGCCATTACTGCGCTCCTTCTTTCTTAGAGTGCTTCTCTTTAGGCGCTTGAGATGGTGGCTGTGGCTGTGAAGCCTTTTGCGCTTCCATCTTCTTCAAACGCTGTATAAGCAATTGTTTACCTGGAGCTTCCACCATGTCAAGTAAAGATTCTTTATCAATTGCACCTGCTTTGTAGAGGTTAAAAGCTAATTGTTTTGTATCTTCAGTAAAGATTGGGCTGTTTGAATGTGCATCTACCTTGACTACATAATCGTTGGTAAATTGCTCAGCAATAAACGGTACATCTTCTGTATCCTTGTAATGCGTAGGATCGTAGGCTTGCATGAGTTTGAGGTACAGTGTTGCGACCTTTTCCAAGCTATCTTCCACAATCAAAGCCCGCTTTTTAGCTCTTGAGCTACCAAGACGGGCTAATTGGCTTGCATGACCAGCAGAGCGAACACCAGATTCGCCTTTTCCTTGCAACACATTACCAATACCAGAAACTTCTTCAAACATAGCGCTGATCTCATGGATCACTTCAAACAGATCAGGTGGCATCTGTGGTGCTAAGCGCTCTGCTTTAGCATTAGGCATATCGGAGCTTAATAAACCGCCTGGGCGATTTAATGCAAAATTTTTCTCATCCAAAATGCCAGAAAAGCCAGTTAATGCTGTTGGAGGGCTAACTTGTTTGGACAATAGATCCAAAATCTCTACCCAACGGACATTGAGCAATACTTGGAGTTGCATGAGTTTTTGAACTTCAGATGCACCCCAAAAGTAGTTTGGCAGTGGGTTAGGACAGATCTGTACAAAAGGACACTCGCCTTTTAAAAACAGTGATGCTCCTGGGCGGTCATAAATAATGACATTAGGCGCTGCCATTGTGACTACTTGATAGTCAGCAGTTTCATCATTCCACACCCATAGCTCAGTCATCTCAACGGTATCTTCACCGACTTGTGGCTTGTAGCGGTTTACGCCATACAGATCAAGGTTAATGTTTCCGTAGATCGTAGGGTTGGTTTGTGACATCACAATACGGTTTACTGCTTCAGGGATCTCAGATTCAGATACCCGTGTTCCAGTAGTAATGCGTTTTACGATGTCATCACGCTTGGGATGGGAATACAGACGGGCATATAGCTCGGACTTGGTAATGTAGTAAGTTTGGACAAGGGCTTCTTGCCTGTCTGTATAAGAGATGTCCTCCCTGAGAACACCAATAGAATCAGGTTCAATGAGGTAAGGGTTAATGCCGTTGTTGTAAACGAGCTTAACAAATGTAGTGTTGTAAACCAATGCCCATGTCAATGCTGTAGAAAACACTTGGTCTGCATTGGAGTTTAGCCACTCATCATTGAGGGCTTGTGTTAATCGTGGTGTCTTGCGTTGTTCAGCTTCATGAACCGATGCGCCTAGCTGTAAGGAGAAGCGAGTAGTTTCAGAGCTGTAAAGGAAACTGGTGAGTTGATCTAAGTGAGGATTGATCTTATTGAAGTACGCTGGCGGTTCTTCAGGACCAGCGCCAAACAAATAATAAGCCCGCTGAGTGGTGTAATCACCTTTGCGGGCTTCTTTCGATACCAAGCACTTGGCAATAATGTCTAAGTAGAAATCTTCTCTTGCTTCAGGGCTTGACGGTATTCTCATCGCTTAATCTGTAAGTTATCAGGATCTCTCATTGTAGAGCTTGGATCAATTGTAGGTCCTTTTATAACTCCAGCTTGTTGCGGTGTCAAGCCCACTTGCTCATCTCGTACAGGTTTAATTGCACCACCTCTAAGAAGTGATTGCATATTTAATCCTTGGAAGCCTTGCGAACCACCTCCCCAGATAGCAGCATCGCCTGGTCTTGCTTCTTTTGGCGCTTCGGGTTGCGGGATGGGTTTTCTGGAGAGCTTGTCTTTGTCAACTCCTTTTTTACGGGTTGCGTACTTTTCAGCTTGCTCGTATTCTTTTTCGGTGAACTTGTTTTTCTTGGTGAGGAATCCTTCTTGATGCTCTCCTTCACGGGTGGTTTTGATGTCTGACATTCCGAACTCCATTGCGAGTTGCTTGGTGGACTTGTCCGTAAATCTTGTTTTGGCGCTGACCAAGTTAGGAGCTTGCAAAAATACGACCATAACTTCTTCATTACATCCTTTCATGGGACATTTAGGAGTCCTCGATTCAAAATAACCGTGTTTAGCACAGTGAAAATCATTTACTACAGCCATTGTTATATCCCCTTCAATTGCTCGTCAAGTGTTAAATCAGAATAATCATACTTCGGTTTGATACCCATATTAATCTTAATCTCCCCGTTAATCAATGTCAATTTACTGGATTTATGAAGTATGGGCTTGGCTTCTTTGCGATATTGAACAAATAATGAGGTGTCACGGTTCTGCATAATGGCTACTTCCCCATTAATCCATTCTTGATAGGCTTTTGACACCCTTCTTTGGACATATTCAGTCAATGGTTCACTCTCATTGATAAAAACATCCCGTATATGGGATGTAGATAACCCAGCAAGCTCTGCAAACAAAGGAATAGAGATTCCTCGGTTCTTATCCTTGAGAAATCTCTTAATAATCCTTCTAAGGTCAGTTCTACTGTGGATTACCAGTGGCATTACCATAAACACCTATCCTTTTAAGGTAATCGGACACATTTCGACCTACAGTGAGCTGTTCAGGGGTGAAATCATCCTGTACACGGGAAACTCTACGAGTGAGCTTCTGATTTATCAATCTTGGCTGTACTTGTTCGGCATAAGCAGCGCAAGCTAATGCTGTAGCGATAACACGGTCATCTTTGTTGCGACCAGATGCTTCAATTGAGCTGCCATCACGAATAGTGGTTTTCATTTCATCAATGGTATCCAAATCGTAAATGTCTAACATCCCACGCTCAAAGTAATCCTTCATGTAGGTGAGCATCCTCTCCTTGGTAGCTGCCGTTGTCATCCAGCCAATCGAGTTAGACAAGCCACCCATCGTATCGTTCCTGCGCCAGATGTAGTTCTGCATATTGCCGTACACATCCATGAGGTCTTTACCCAAAGCTGTACCCATCGCAGCAGCTTGACGCTTGAGGTTGCGTAGTTCATTGATGACCGCCTGACCTGGACCATTGATCTCAAGGTTAAGGGTAGAGTTTTTGTAAGCGCCAGCAAGGTGGGCGATCACCCAGGCAAATTGGTAGGTGTTCATTTCAGAGGTGGCAAATGAAGCCACCTGCTCAAGCCCGTCTGCATATACCCGCAGCACCTGAATACAGAATCTATCAGCCCAGTCGCTAGATCCATAAGCAGGATCAGCACCGATAACATAATAAGCAGTGTCCACAGGTTCTTCCCAAACCTTGAGCGTGGCAAGACGCTCAGTGGATTTAAGCACTTCCGTATCTTGAAAGTTAACTCCAAAAGAATATCTATAGGACTCATAGGGTACTTTCTTTAGTTTTTTCATGGCATCGGTACATCTTGCATTGGAGAAGAACGATGTGCCAGTCATCACAAAAGCGTAGTCCTCAGTAGGCGGAAACTCCTGATACATGAGAGAGTCATCCTTAATACCTTCTAGCATCTTCCAGCGCCACCAGGCAATCTGACGGGAATTGATTTCAACACCGTAGAGCTTTTTGATGTCACGCACCCATTCTTTTTCTTCACCTGTGAGCTTGCCATCCCAATAGACTTTGTAAGTCTGACCTTCAGGATCTAGGGAATACAGTTCATTACGCCACCAGCCACAAAAGATAGCCCGTTGTGTGCGAGCCTTCTTAGCAGTGGTGTACATATCGTGAAACATATTAAAGCCACGAGCTGTGGACTCAAAGGTGTACAGACGATCAGGGTTAGTTTCAGCAAGGGAAGCTAGGAGGGAAGCAAGTCCTTCTTCATCTCCCCAGCTTGAGGTTTCCGTTCCATGAAGGTATGTAATAGCCTTACCACGACCCAGACTTCCTTTCGCTCTAAGCCCAGCGACTTGATAAAAGATACGGCTGCGGTTTTTGAGGGAAAGCTGATTTCGGTTGTGAGCAAGGATCGGGATTTTGAACTCTTTGGGCAAACCATCCATATACATGGCAAGGGTTGTTCGGAACATATCCCGATTTTCTTCCGTATCCGTTGTAAGTGTTCCCTGAAGCCCTGGGTGCATGAAGTGCCAATAGAGATCGAGTGCGAGTGAAATAGTTGTGATTCCAAGTTGCCTTCCTTTCAAGATAACAAAAAAGTGGATGTCATCTTGCAAACCTTTTGCGATTTCGTTCATCACATAGGTTTGAGTACCAAGAAGGTTATCCATCTTGCGTAAGCCTTGCTCTTTGGTTTCAATCTTGAGCTGCTTACAAAAGTAGTAAAAATGTTGAAGATTAAATTTACTCATGGGTTACCCAAGGTAATTTGTTGTCGTATTTTTGCAACATCGTATAGTTGCCTTTCTCAAAGAATCCACGATCAACAGAATATTCGTTACCACCTAGTCGAAAGCAAAAGGTACGCTCTCCTGACCAAGTGAACTTTGGAAAGACTTGTTTTGCAGTGGCATAAAACTTACGATCTCCACCCCACCCTGGCTGTGCTAAGACACTAGCAATCATCTTGAGGTTCTCGGTTTTCATACCCCACATACACCAATCTACAAAGCGGTGTCCTTGGGCTTGCCAACAGTCGTGTAGCTCTCCTAGAGCTTCGCAGTCATCATCAAGGACATAAGCGCCATCCTTGTCATAAACCGATCTTAGGCAGTATGCCCAATCGTAGCCTTCATCAATCTTAGCCATGATGGATTGCACATGATTTGGCTTGTACCAATCATCGTCATTACAGAAGAAGGTGACATCCTCGTTCACTAGGAGTGAGGAAGCTGCGTACAGTCTGCGACCTTCTACATCCTTGCCACCGACATTGGAATCCCAGTAGCAAACACGGATATTTTTGTCACCATACAGATTTCTGATGTCTGCAAAGGTTTGATAGTCGTTATCGCAAAAGATGTAGTGCATTACTGGATAAGTCTGGGCTTTCACACTGGCAATGCAGTTAGATAACTCCCAAGGGCGCTTTCCGTTGGTCACGGTCACTACGGCTGCGGTTTTCAATTGTGTTTACCTAGTTTCTTGACTTCAAAGTTCGGAATATCCCAATACGCCACCTTAAGCCTAGCACTGTGGTTCTTGGCTAGGTCTATTAAGGCTTTGTAGGTCATCTCACTAAATCGTTCTTTCCATTCACTGGCAAGAGCAATCTTTTGCTTTTTAGTCCTGCAAGAGAGCGCTCTCATCATCTCGGTTTTGTACATCAACCTTTCTTGAGTTAAACGCTCAATGTCTTGCATCGCCATCCTCTGGTCCATCTAACAAGGACTTGAGGTAAGCGATCTCGCTCTCAGCTTGCATTAACAACTCTGATGACTTGGCATGAACTCGCATTAGCTCATGAAAAATTTGATCCTTTTCCATAGCCCAAATCCGTTGCATATACATCTTCTTGGCTTGGTCATCGGCTTTCTCAATGTACTGAGCTACCGACATTACATTATTGGCTTTTATTCCGTTCTCCATACTCGTACCCCTTCCCCGTCTTTTCTAGCGATAAATTTACGACCTAATTGTTTGCCTGTTCTGTAGTTAGCGTTACAGACAATTTGTAGCTTCCCCGTTGGCACAAAGAATGATTCTCCGACTTCCATGATTCTATATGGGTACACATTGCGCTTTTTCTCAGGGGGTATCGGAATATTTTTATCAATTTCAATACTCATGCTATTCTCCTTATATCTTCCATCATCATACACTATCATGATACACACATACAACGAATATCATCTAGGCGATAACCTTATTCATCTCAATTACTTGCGTAAGGTCTGTGAGCAAGAACCCCACCTAGACTTCACCCACCACTGTCACCCCCAGTATCACAGCCAACTACAACCCTTGTGTGAGGATGTTTCTATAGGGCTTGCAGATCTGTCGATCCCACCCGATAGTGTTAACGCTTGGATAGGGAGGGAAAACTATTTCCATAACCATCCTGACCGTGATGATTGGGTGAAATTTCACCTAGCCTGGTTTGATAAGCTATCTGACCTGTTAGAGCTTTCCTCGCCTATAGCTTGTAGGGAAGATTTACTCTTTGAGTACCCCGCCTTAAAAGCAAGGGAGTACCCACAATTTGATTACCTCATCATTAACAGCCCTCCCCAATCTGGGCAGCTTCCCACCTACAACCAGGCGTGGTTTATAGACAAGGCTAAAGAACTGGCAAATCAGGGCTTAAAAGTTATTACAACCTACCCTACAGGGGTGTGTGAGAGTACTTTAGAGCGCAAAATGACGGTCACTGACATCGGAAATCTGTCACTTTATGTGGACAACATCCTTGGTGTGGATACTGGTCCAATGTGGACTACGCACAACATTTATAACCAAGACAGCGTTTTAACACGCTGTATCTACACCACCGCTGCTAAACCTTACCTATCGAAGAACACGGTAGTTCTAGAAAAACTGTAATTTTTTTTGGGGTGGTATCGGAGAGGGGTACGCACCCAACCATACTCAAACCCAACTCACAGGGCAAAACAAGCATAGATCTATCTTGATCTAGGCTACAGCGCCAATATAAGCCTATAGATATATGTTAAGCGTAGTTTTTAGCGTGTAGCGTGTTGGTAACCCTTTTCTGTTTTCGTAAGAGCGAGAAAAGAGCAAACCCATCCCCCATTCTTTTCTCATACTCTCTTATCTATACATCTATCTACTAAGTACCTATATGATCTATAGAAGATAGCTAATAGATCTATATAGACTATAGAAGATTGTATATATATCTATTATAGCTATCACTGTATCATTTATGCAACTAAGGGAAAATACCTACTAAATAATTGTAAACATTATTAGATTATTACCGTTATACTCATTACATAGACTATATGTCTATAAGTA